CCAATGGATTTAAAACGTGGAATTGACAAAGCCGTGGAAACTATTGTTTCAGAATTAGGAAAACAATCTGTTGCTGTTGGTGACTCTTCTGAAAAAATCAAACAAGTAGCTTCTATTTCGGCTAATAATGATGAAACTATAGGTGAGTTAATTGCAAAAGCCTTTACAAAAGTAGGCAAAGAAGGTGTAATTACTGTAGAAGAAGCATCTGGTATGGAATCATCTCTTGATGTAGTAGAAGGCATGCAGTTTGATAGAGGATATCTATCACCATATTTCATTACAGATAGTGATTCTAACGAAGCAGTGCTTGAAAATGCGTTTATTTTATTAACAGATAAGCGTGTATCGGCAGTAAAAGACATTTTACCATTGCTTGAAGCAGTTGCACAAGCTGGAAAACCACTTTTGATTGTTGCTGAAGATGTAGAGGGTGAGGCTCTAGCAGCGTTGGTAGTTAACAAAGTACGTGGTATTCTTCAAGTTGCTGCGGTCAAGGCACCTGGATTCGGTGATAGAAGAAAAGAAATGCTTGAAGATATCGCAACGTTGACAGGAGCAGAAGTTGTATGTGATGAAAAGGGTATTAAACTTGAAAATGCTCAATCTAGTGTGTTAGGTATGGCTAAAAAAGTTATCATTGCAAGAGAAACTACTACTATTGTTGAAGGTAATGGTGATTTGGAAGATATTAAAAATAGAATATCTACTATTAAAACACAAATAGAAAAATCGACTTCCGATTATGATAGAGAAAAACTACAAGAACGTCTTGCTAAACTTTCTGGTGGTGTAGCTGTATTGAAAATAGGTGCTACTACAGAAGCTGAAATGAAGGAAATTAAAGCTAGAGTAGAAGATGCTCTTCATGCAACTCGTGCTGCAGTAGAAGAAGGTATCGTACCTGGTGGTGGAATAGCCTTTATTCGCTCATTAGAGGCTCTTGACGGCCTTAATGGAGTTAATGCCGATCAGAATATAGGTATAGATATAATTAGACGTGCTTTGGAAGAACCACTGCGTCAGATTGTATCTAATGCTGGTCTTGAGCCATCTGTTGTAGTTAATAAAGTTAAAGAATCTACTGGTAATTATGGCTTTAATGCATCAACTGAAACATATGAAGATTTAATTACCACTGGTGTAATAGATCCTACTAAAGTTTCTATTACTGCGTTACAAAATGCTGCATCTGTATCTGGTTTATTGCTTACAACTGAAGCGGTTGTATTTAAAAAACCAGTTGATGATGAAAAAAATAATGTTCCAAATCATATGCAATATTAGCAAAAAGGGGGTGAAAACCCCCTTTTTATATTCTTTTAAAAAAAATTAAAAAAAAATTAAAAAAAAATGATGTTTTGAAAAATTTTTCTATATTTATATTTAAAAAATTACTAAATGACTATTGATTAATGCTAAATGACTAATGACTAATGACTATTGACTAATGAACATAAAACTTGTTATTTAATGTTTATTGACTAATGACTAATGAAAATTGATTGTTATATACTTACTTATTAAAAATTTAATTACTTACTAACACATATTTATGATGTTGAAGCTAGCCAACATATGTATACCTTTCAGTAGAGAAAAAAATCAGAGTTTTTCTCGACACAGAGAGGTATATTTATTTTGCGTAAATCGCACTGAATTGTTTCTCTGGGGGGGTCTTGTTATTCAGCATGATGGGTGAAGTGTATTAATTTAAATTTTATTCAGAATTTATGATAATATCTAAACGTTGAGCTTGCTCAACGTTTGTGTCGTGATAACGACACACGAATTATATAATTCAAAATAAAATTATGAAAATAATGATATTGTAATTTTTGCGTCGTTATCACGACGCACGAGTGGATAAATCCACTCGTTTTAAATTTTCATATTTTTTAAAAAATCTGAAAAGAATAATAAAAAATGATATTTTTAAATTTATTTTATATTTATATATATTAAATTTTCAGAATTTAATTAATGATTATATTAAACAAAAATGGAGTGTATTTATGAAATACAAAGATAGAGTACAGGCAATGGTTCAGGATTTAAAAAATCAAACAGCTAATGTACAAAGAGCAGTAGAAAACAATTCTATAACCAAAGAAGAACTAGAAAAAAGTTTAATGGCTATAACTAAGAAATTAGAGAATGTTAGCGAATTAATTAGTTTGGAGAGTTATAGCTAAAAATGGCATTACATTTTAAATCTGAATCTACATATAAAACATTAGTAATTGTTTCAGCCTTATTAATATCTACTATTGCAGCAATATTTTCAGTAACTGGTATTGCTGCATTATTTTCAGGATATTATTTAACTGTTGCTACAATGATGAGTGTTTTAGAATTTGGAAAAATTGTAGTAGCATCATTTGTAAGTAGATTTTGGGATAGACTTTCAGTTGCATTGAAAGTCTACTTTTCTATTGCAGTAATTATTTTAATTATGATAACATCGGGAGGTATATTTGGATATTTATCAGATGCATATCAGAAAACAAAAGGTAATTATGATGTAATAGAAACTCAAATAAATTTATATGATAAAAAATTACAAATATTTAATTCAGAAAAATTAAGATATGAAAAACAATTATCAGATCAACAAAAAAGACTTGATAATATGTATAATTCAGAAAATAACACAAACTGGAATATAAATACTAGAATTAAAGATAACGAAGCTATTGTTAATGCTATAAATATTAAATTAAATGTAGTAAATGATAGTATTTCTATATACGAATCTAAAAAGACATTAACACAAGCTGAAACTACTAAAGGTGAATTAGGACCGTTGAAATATATGGCTAATATATTTGATACAGATATGGATACTGTAGTAAAATATTTTATTTTATTATTAATATTTGTATTCGATCCTTTGGCAATTCTATTATTTGTTTCAGTGAATGTTATGAATAGAAGAGAAAAAAACAAAAAAGATTTGGATGAAGCTAAAAATGACATTATATTAGCGGATGACAAAAATATTATTACTCACCAAGATAATTCAGAGGTTGAAATTGTAAATGAAAATACTAAAAAAGATGATATTAATACCAATACAATTGATGCTAATATTGATGAATACAATCCAACCAAAAATATTGAAGAACTTGACCAAAATTCAGATGATAATGCAGGAAGCGAATCAATTGACTTTAATAATGAATCAAATGATTTTAGATTGGATGCGCTACTTGAAGTTTCTCCAATTTCACAAGAATCAGAGCAAATCGTCGAATTTGTTGATACGAAATCCGACCCAATTAATGAAGAAGAATGGGTTGATAGAAAAGAAAAAACTAGACAAAAACAACCTGAAATTAACATTGAAGAATTTGAGAAAGTAGAACCACATGCGGATAATAAAATAACATATTATTCTGCTAATTATAAACGTTAATATAAATAAAAAAAATGGAGTTATACATGAATGCTAAAAAATCAAAAAAGCAGCCAAAATCATTTGAAGTATCTGTAGAGCTGAGAGAACTTGCAGAAAAAGTTATCAAAACTGAGGGTATGGATTTATCACCAGCTAAAATAGAATATCTATTGGTATATCCAAATATCTCTAAGACGGTTGCTGGTAGATGTATTAGGGCTAGCGAAGAATTGAAATTCTTTTCTGATAATGATTATTTAATAGAAATATCAGGAGAATTATACGATTCCATGGATGATCAAACTAGATATATTTTACTGTATCATGAGTTAATGCACGTTCTTCCATTAATGGATGATCAAACGGGCGATTATAAATATACTATCCGCCAACATGATTTACAAGATTTTAGTAGAGTTATTAATAAATATGGTGTTGATTGGATTAATCAGATTAAACTTACTGTTAGTTCTCTTTACGATTTATCTCCTAAATCTGAAGACTCTATAAAAATATAATACTATGCAAAATGATATACCCACTAGAAATGATAATGTAGATGAATTAATTTACAATAACATGCCAATCAGTGTAGTTAAGACTGATTTGGATGGTAATATATTGTATGTTAATAATTCATTTGTAAATTCTAGTGGGTATTCATATAAAGAATTGATTGGAAAAAATACTAATGTATTAAAATCTGGAGAGATGTCAGATACATTTTATAGTGAATTATGGCAAACGATATCATCCGGAAATGATTGGATTGGTAAAATATGCAATAAAAGAAAAAATGGTATATTTTATTGGCAAGAATTGCGCATAAGACCGATGTTAGATGATAATGGTAATATATTATACTATTTAGGAATTGCAATTGATGTCACATCTGATATGCTGTTAGTAGAAAAACTCACTGAAAAAAGTATAATGAACGATAAAATGTTTTCAGTAATGCCAAATATAGTATATATATTTGATATATATGAAAATAAAAATATATATTATAATAAAATGTTATCTACATTGACTGGATATTCTAGCTCTGAAATATATAATAATAAAAATAGTATTATTGAACTACTAATACATCCAGATGATATATCATATTTCCTTGCTCATGTTGAAAGAATAAAAAATGGAGATATTTTTAAAACACCTAATTCTGCATTTAGTATGGAATACAGATTAGTTGGGAAATATGGTGATATTATAAATATAATAGATAAACAGATACCATTTAAATATAATTCTGCTGGCAAAGTAGAACATATAATGGGTGTTGTAATAGATATAACTGAGATTAAGGAAAAACATTCTATAATAGAGAACATTAATGAAGTTAAAGATAGATTGTTGTCTATATTAGCTCATGATATAAAAAATCCATTTCAAGCAATAGTAGGTTATTCTGATTTAATACATTATTCTTATGAGATAAATAATTCCGAAGAATTATTATTATATTTAACTAAACTGCAAGAAGTGGTATTTGATATTGATGAGCTATTGGGAAACATAATAAGTTGGGCTAGAATAAATAATTTAAAACCAAATAAAATAAAAATAAAATTAGACGAATTTATAGAATATATATTGTCTAAATATCACAGTTCATTTGAATTGAAAAAAATAACATGTAATCGCAATATCGGTTCAGATCTTTATTTATATGTCGATGAATATATGGCTGAAAGTATTATAGGAAATTTTATTACAAATGCTATAAAATTTACTAATACTAATGGTAGTATTAGTATAACAGCTAAATTAGCTAATTATGGTGACAGAATATCATTTGAGATAGAAGATAATGGTATAGGAATGAATACATCGATATTAAATTCTATATATAACAAAGAATTTGTATCTGATGTTACAATAGGAACTAATGGAGAAAAGGGAACTGGGCTGGGAATGTCAATTTGCAAAGAATTTATAAAAAAACATGATGGTAGATTATATATTGATAGTAAACTTGGTAGAGGTACTATAATAAAATTTGATTTGCCTGGGTTTAAAAAGATGTAGGTATATTATGAAGCAAAAAAAGAATTTATCAATAATATCAAATTCTAGTTCAAAGTCTAGGATAATACACGAATCTAGAAAATATAAATATATCGAATGTGAAACTTGTAAAAGATCTTTAGAAGTGGACGAGAATAGTATTGGCGGAATGTGTTGGAAATGTACCGCAAAACTGGTGGGATTGCCGGAAATAAAATCATATACTGAAAAAAGTAAATTTCCCCCCGGTTGGAGATTTATGTCTTTGTTTGTGGATTATGAAGGCAATGTGTATAAATACGGAGAAATAGATGAATCTCTTAAAGGAACAATGGAGCCTACTGATGTTGATAAAATAAAGGCAGAAATGAAATTAAAGCGACTTGAAACTAAAAAGAGGCGTTTACAGAGGGAAGAGAAATTAAAAGAAAAAGAAAATAAATTGCGTGAAAAGGCAAAAAAACAAGAAAAAAAAATAAAAGAAAAAAATACTAAAATTAAACGAAAAAGATGAGGTTACATATGTTAAGTGAAGTTGATATTGTTAATAAATATAAAAAATTTATTGACATAATAAAAACCGAATTCAACGGAGACAGATTAACAAAAATAATGGATATGGTGACATATTTTGAAGATAGAATAACAACTGCTCCAGCGTCAAGTAAAGAATTCTACCATTCTTCGTTTGTGGGAGGATATTTACATCATATATTACAAGTATATGATATTGCTATGAATATATATATGAATATATACTATGCATATTCACAACATCCTACATTTACCCGTGAAGAACTAGTTTTTAGTGTATTATTTCATGATTTAGGTAAATTAGGTGATACTGAAAATGAATATTATATATTTCAGACCAATAAATGGAGAAAAGATAATTTAAAAGAAAATTATACAATAAATCCAGCTATTGTTAATATGGAAGTTCCTGATAGAAGTTTATATATATTACAACATTTTGGTATAGATATATCACAAAATGAATGGATTGCTATAAAAATTCATGATGGCATGTATTCCGAAACAAATGCAAAATATTTTGCAGCATCGCATGAAGATCATGTTTTGAAATCTATGCTTCCATATATAGTACATACTGCTGATTTGCTTTCGAGTAGATTTGAATATGAGGCTTGGAGGTATAAATCACAAAATACAAAAAATACATTTAACATAGATGAGACTGAATTTACTTCTAAAAAGAAATTTACATCATCTAAGAAAACTATAACAGACGTTTTTACCAGCGAAACTTTTGATATAGACGACGTGTTTTAAAATAAGGATAAATATTATGAGTATTGAGTTAATATTTTTAATTATATCTATTCTATTAAATGTATATTTAGCTATTATGCTATTTAGAGCATTAAATAGAATAGAAATGTATGAAGAATGGATAATAGACATAAAAAATACAATATTAGACGCATATTTAATGATGAAGAAAGTCGATATATTGGGTGCATTTGAGGCAAGTGATGAAGTTGGACAATCTTTTAAAGCATTGTTACACATTTCTAATCAACTTAATAATAAAGTAAACCCAGAAGTATCGGAAGAGGTGATTAATGCAGAAAAATCAAAATCAACAAATAAAATTAACAGCAAAATTAGAAAATCAACATCAAGACCAAAATAACGAAGATATATCTGTTCAGAAAGAAATTAAAAAAAGAGGACGTAAACCAAAATCTAAAGTATATTTTACTCAAGAAACTGAAGATTCGATAATACTATATAATTCTATTGAAGATCCTGAAGAAAAAAATAAAATTTATATGGAATGTATTAAACAACCATTTGAAAAAATAGCTGAAAATATAATAAATACATATAAATTTCCATATATACCAGAGTGTTTCGTAGATATACAGTCCACTGTAGTATCACATATGTTTCTTAATTTGTATAGATATGAAAAAAATAATGGCAAAGCATTCTCATATTTTTCAGTAGTATGTAAAAATTATTTAATTATATGGAATAATACAAGATTAGAAGAATTGACTAAAAGCATATCAACAAGTACAATAGATAATTCGGAAGATCATATAGGATTTGATGTAATAGATGATTCGTATATAACACACGCAGCAAATTCAGATATACAAGATTTTGTTGCACTAATGACTGAATATTGGGATGAAAACATAACATCGATATTTAAGAAAAAACGAGATATTGATATCGCATTTGCTGTAAATGAGTTATTCAAGAGACCAGCATCGATTGAAGTATTTAATAAAAAAGCATTATATTTATTAATAAGAGAAATGACCGGTCATAAAACTCAATATATTACTAAAGTAGTAAATAAAATGATGGGATATTATAAAAAGATACATAAACAATATTATAACGGTGGTATGGTTAGGGATAATGATTTTTTTTAATCGAAACAATATCATTTAGTCAAAAAGATGCATAGAAATATGCATCTTTTTTTTATTTTTATATATTTATATAGAAAAAAGAGGTTTATATTCATGGAAGATCCAAATGTATTTGAAGGTAAAACGTTTTCACAATTGTTACAAGATATATATGAAAATTCAGTTAAAAAGAAAAAACAAATTGATGTGTTAATTAAAGAATTAACTGCATTTATAAAAACATCACAAGATGCAGCATTAGTAGTTCCCTTAATAAAAGAATACTTAGATGTTGGTGTTAAAAATGATGAGCTATTAATTAAAATGGCAACTGTATTTCAACGTCACACTGCTGTAGAAAAGCGTGGATTATTAGGGAAAGTAGATGGTGAGAATTCTTTAATATTAACTGAAGAAGAAAGAAATGAATTAATGAGAAATCATATTAATGCAGTTAATACTATAGTAGACGAAGTTCAGGATGAAATGGAACGCATAGATGAAGATTTAGAAGATATCATAAAACGATCTGAAATTGCTTTTGGTAAAAAGGAGTAAACAATGAGTAACGTTCGAAACACGTGGTATATTGATGATATATCAAATACACGAAGTGTATTGACTAATACAACAGACATTGGTATACAATCTGATATAGTAAATAGAGTTGCTATAGTTGTTTCTATAGGAGAAGAGTTAAATAAAAAGTTAAAAGAAAGAGACCCAAAAGTAAATCTTAATGATTATGTGGGTGCAATTGAATTTAGATTTCCTTCTAATGAAGACGGAACTACCAGTGCAACTAATATAGCATTTCGTCAAAATGTTAATATTTCACAATATCCAATTTCTGGAGAACGTGTATTTGTAACTCAAGTTCCTCAAGGTATGTTTTTATATACAAATCCTATTAATTATAACAATGATGTAAATAATAATATAGCAGGTGGATTTGATGAATCTGTAAATACTATACAAGACACTAGCACGTTCACTGCAGCTAGAGATAATCAAGGGTATATAAATACTCCAACAAATACGGAAGAATTATCTGAGGAATTTGAAAGATTTTTGGTACAAGAGGTAGTTCCAGTAAAATTTAAACCAGGTGATGTTGTAATTGAAGGAAGATATTCCAATTTTATGACATTTACTAAAGATTCTTCTAATTATCCTATTATAATGATTGGAACTAATGCATCAACTGAAGTAGCTAATACATTACTAACTAACCAGAATACAATAATGATATCTAGTAGAGATAAAGTTGTAATACCACCGTTTAAAAGAAATGTATCAGTTATTAATTATACCGAAAGAGAATTTAGTGGAAATCAAATAATATTAATGTCTGATAGAATATATTTGGGGTCTAAAGCAAAAGAAATGTTTTTAATGTCAAATTCACATATACATATGTCTTCAGATCAAATTACATCAATAGATGCTAGCGATCTAAAAGTGAAAAGTAATATGGTACAAATAGATGCCAGTTTAATAGCATTAGGAAAATCTGAAGATAAGGAACCAGCAGCTAAAGCAGATGCATTAATTAGCATATTACAACGATTATTATCGTTGTTAACTATGGATTTTCACACAGTATCGGGTTCTAAAACCATGGGTTCTGCAAATGCAGCAGAATATAAGGCATTGTCTGCGGAATTATCAAAAATAAAAAGTAAAGAGGTTAGAATAAGTTGACAGATTGGAATATATTAATAAATGATATTAATCAATATATTAATGACGGTTCCTTCAAATTAAGAGAACAGCAAAATTTAGTAATTTCAGAAAAAATTGTTAATTTTATAAACTCTAATGTAACTACAGCGTCCGGTAATAAAGTTAATATACCATCAAGTCTATCACTATCAACAGCAATGGCTGCAAAAGACATTTCAGTAGATAAAATGATTGGAGAAATAACACCAAAAGTTAATTTAAATGATATGTTTGTTACACAAACAAAAAATTTTATTGAATCAGCAGCTAAAATAGAAAAACCAGAAGATATTAAAAAAGTTGAAGATTTTATACAATCTGTAGAATCAGAACTTGATAATATTATGAGTTATCCTAATAAAATATTAGAAATACCAGATAAAATGATAGAATATGGATTGTCGTTAGCTAATCCAAGTATAATATATGAAAATGCTAATAAACTAATAAATAATATTTTAGATTCGTCTATAATAAAAAATGTAGAAGAAGAGATTACGAAGTTAATCGACAATATACCTACTCAAGATGATATTATAAATATGATACCACAAGAATTGAAAGACAAATATGAATTTATAAAATCGCTAAATATAGATGAAATTGCTATGTATCCTAATAAAATACACGAATTGGTTTACAATTTAATACAAGCTGGATTTAGTTTATTAGATTATGATATAATGGATTTACCTAATAAAGCAATAGATGAAATAAAAAAAATTATAGAAGATATTAAATCAGATATAATGGATGAAATGGCAAAAATAGCTGCAAGTTTGGTAAAAATACCAATTCCGTTAGAGTATGGAATTGTGATGAATATAATTGCCGACGGAGAAGAATCTGTAAATACAATAAAAAAGCTTGTAGATGATATGTTAGCTATGAAATTGGCATTAGATGCATTATTAGCAAATCCATACGCAAAAGTAGTAGAAATTGTAAAACAGTTAATACCTGAAGTTGATATGGTACAAACATTAACAGAATCGTTGAATAATGAAATATCACAATACACACAGCAAATTCAAGATATAATAAATTCTGGAGTAGAAGAATCGTCAGAAGTAGTACAAATTCTAAAAAAAGAGATGAATGCTTTAACTGATAAATATAATGAACAAATAGCATTTGTAAATAATACTATAACATATGTCGAAAATTTTAAAATACCAGATGTTGGACCAGTTATCACTGAGTTTGTTAATCAAGGCATGAATAGTATTATACCATCCGCCCAGATAATTGGTGCTAATTCTGCGTTATCAGGTGGTATATTGATAAATGAAGTCGTAACATTTCCGGGAATCGCAAGTGATATGAGTTTAACTCCAGAAAATGATAATGAAGTTGTTCAATTGGTTAATTCAATAAAACAAAAATTACAAACAGCGATAACAATTAATATATCAAATTATAATGGACAAATAATTCCAGTTAGCAGTGTTTTGAATGTTTAAAAATATATTTTTTTTATATTTATATAAAATAAATCATTTTGGAGGATAAATAATGAGTAAAACAGAAAATTCTGCATTAATAGCACTCATTGTAAAGGTTGTAGATTCGAGATTGAAGAAAATTTTGCCTGAATTAATTGAAAAATATATAAACGAATCTGTAAATATAGACATAGATAATAATATGATTGAAAATATTACTAGATCGGCTAAAAAGAAAATGTTTAGTAATACTAAACAGATAAAAAAGTCATCACATAATGGAAATTTGATGGAAATGTTAATGGATGATGACGATGATGATCTTGTTGTTACTGATAGAAGTAGTTCTAGAAAAATAGAGGCTGCTAAAATAGAGAAAAAACAGAAGATAGAAAATAAAACTTATGTAAAAAATAATCCTATTTTAGATACATTATTAAAACAAACAGCAAAAGAAATAATAGACGATCCTAGTAAAAGAGTAAAAGCTGACAGCAACGTTGGATTGGAAGGTGAAGTAATAGGTGCACAGGTAGTAAGACAATCTGCTAATTTTAATAATAGACAATTAAAAGAAGTAATGCAAGCTAGTGGAGCAGATGCAAATACTGCAGCATTGTTGTCTAGGAATTATTCTGGTATGTTTAAATCATCTAAAAAGTCTAATACTAATAGACGTGTAATAGAACCGATTGTTGACGAGGATGATTCAAACTATAATTATTTAGATCCAAATTATGGATATTCTAATAATTTAATGAGTAATTCATATCAACAACCTGTAGAAAATACATATTATGAAGAGCAGCCAGCACAAATGTTAAGACAACCAGCACAGATGCCAGTGACTTTATCTAATAACCCAAATGCAAGAGTAGCAATACAAGATAATTTTCCATCTGAGGATGATTTTCTTCCACCCGATATACTAGCTGAATTAAGAAACAATGATAGCTATAATGTAGAGAGGGGAGCACATGGATGATAATACAGTATTGGGAATATCATATCCATTAGGGAAGCAAACCAAAGCATCTTTTGATTATACATACGATACTGTTAGCAACGAAAGATCTAAATTGATAACTTTCTTGAGAACAAAAGAATATGAACGTCCAATGAATCCATTATATGGATTGGGGTTGGATAAATATTTATTTGAACAGAATACTGTAGAATTACAAATGCGAATAGAAGATGAGATTAGAAAAAAATTGGCTGCGTGGTTGCCATTGATTATAATAAATAATTTAGAAATAAATATTGAATCCCAATACGATAGAAATTCAATCGAGATCGTGATAAATTTTGGTGTAAAAAATATACCTGAATATAACGAGATAATAAATTTAAGATATTAATTTGGAGAAAAATTAATGCCATCATATAACGTGGATAGGAAAATAAATTATATAAATAAAGACTTCATGTCATTGAGAAATGCATTGATAGATTATGCAAAAACTTATTTTCCAAATACATATACCGATTTTTCTCCAGCATCCGTGGGAATGCAATTTATAGAAATGATTGCTGCGGTTGGAGATGTATTATCATATTATACAGATTCTACATTAAAAGAATCTATGTTGCTGTATGCTGAAGAAAGAGAAAATATAATTAGATTGGCAAATTCTTTAGGATATAAATATAAATCAGCAGTTCCAGCATATGTTGTATTGGATGTATATCAATTACTTCCATCAAAAGGTGTAAATGGATCAGAAATAGATTTTAGATTTGGGTTGAATATCAGAGAAAATATGGTAATAAAATCGACTTCAAATTCTAATGTATATTTCAGAACTATTGAACCAGTAGATTTTACTGTATATGATTATAATGATGATTTTGAAACATCTGTATACGAGTATGATATAAGTCAAAATCCATTATTATATTTAGTAAAGAAAAAAGTAAAAGCTATTTCTGGAAGAATTGTAACACACGAAGAAACTTTTGGATCTCCAATTGCTATGCAAACTATCACATTACCTAATTCCAATGTAATAGAAATATTAGATGTATATGATTCTGATAATAATAGATGGTATGAAGTGGAATATTTAGCACAAGATACTATATTTTTTGATGAATTAAATGCTGAAAAATATAATAGCGAATTCAGTTTAGATGTTCAAGAAGCTCCATATATATTAAAACAAAAGAGATATGATAAAAGATTTATAGTAAGAACCGATGTTAATGGAAACACAACAGTCCAATTTGGATATGGTATAAGTAATTATCCAAGTGAAGTATTACTTCCGACAAACACTACTGTGCAATATAATACCGAATTTTTAAGTTTTTATGATAATATGCAGAAAACATTATTGACAAATTCGTATGGAATTGCACCATCTAATACAACTTTAAGATTTAGATATACAATAGGCGGTGGATTTGAAAGTAATGTACCAGTTAATGATTTAATAACTATTGAACAAATAGATATTAGAAATTCTGAAAATGATTTCGAATCATTAGCAGATAAAGAATTATTTAGAAGAATAAGAGGAAGTGTTTCAGTAACTAATTCTGAGCCTGCAATAGGGGGAAGAGGATCTGAAACTAATGAAGAGATTAGACAGAACGCAATTGCGTATTTTAAAGCACAGGAAAGATGCGTTACTATAGAAGATTATAAAGCAAGAGCATTAAGTATGCACCCCAAATATGGAAATATTCCTAAAATTTATGTAGAAAAAGATGCTAGTTCTCCTTTTACGATTAATATGTATGTATTAGGATATGATAAGGATAAAAAAATAATAAATTTAAATGAAACTATTAAGAATAATCTAATAACATACTTACAGAATTATAGAGATATAGGAACTGGAATTAATATTAAAGATGCATTTGTTATAAATATCGGTATTAAATTTTCTATAATACAATATTCTAAATATAATAAAAATGTTGTTATATTGAAATGTATATTGGCATTACAAAAATTCTTTGAAATAGACAAATGGCAAATAGGACAGCCTATTATAATACGAGATATTTATGAAATATTGGAGTCTGTTGAAGGAGTTAGAACTGTAGAAAATCTCGAAATAGTCAATAAATATGATCCTAATAATGGATATTCTGGCAATTATTATCATATAGGAGCAGCTACTCGAAATGGTGTGATATTCACTAGTGCGGATCCTTCTATATTTGAGTTGAAATTTCCTAATAAAGATATTGAGGGTAAATAATGTATTATAAATTATATCCTAAAAAGGATGCTACTATATATTCAGATTATCATGAATTTAATGTGGGCGTTGATCAAATAATAGAAATTGTCAAAGATAAACATGATTATAGATATGCATATAAAGGAACTTGGTTGGATAATATATATTATAATGAATATAACTATGTTAAATTTTCAGACAAATTAATATTATCTGCCGATAATACATCAAGTTTAGTAGATCAAAATGGCAATGAATTGTTATTATTCAATGGGATACGATATTATACTACTGTTAATGAAACTATTGGAACAAATCCATACATATCAAGTGATTGGCAAGTTTATGATACTGCATCAAACCATCAAAATTCTAGAATATTACTGCAGTTCGATCTTAATGAGTTGCCAACATATATATCTAATAACTATACTAATGTAAATTTGAATTTATATTGTGCGGATATAGATGCATTAGTTCCAGAATTTGATATATATGCACATCCAATATCATCGTCTTGGTCAGAGGGGGTTGGTACTCCAGTTCCAAATGCGGAATATGATGGCGTAACATGGGATTCTAGAGATACGTATATTAATTGGAATGTACCTGGAGGAGATTATCACAGCGATATATCAGCAAGTCAACATTTTATATCAGATTTTTATGATATTAATATGAATGTTAATAATATAGTAGATTTGTGGATATCAGGTAGTTTGCCTAATTATGGATTTATGATAAAAAAGTCAGATGATGATGAGTTTAATGAATTAAAACTTAGAAAATTATCATATTATTCAAAAAATACACATACAGTATATATGCCAGAATTAACATTTTGGTATGATGATTCATTAATTGATAGCTCTAGTTATTTTCCATATAATACTTCATCAATGTATAGCGCAAGTAAATTAGAAGTAAATGATTTTGATATAGATGTGATTGGATTAAAGAAAGAATATAAGTATAATACGACTAATACATATTTTTTTAAAATACTTCCATTGAGAAGAAGAAAAACATTTTATGAAACTAAAGTATCAGAGCCTACGTATTTTATTGATAATAAAATCGAATATAGCATAATAGATGCATATACTAATAGAATAATAATTCCATTCTCAAGTGGTTCGAGAGCTATCTTTGATAGCGATGGTTATCATTTTAGAGTCAATCTCGGAGGCGGATTTATGCCAGAGAGATTCTATAAAATATTATTTAAGTGTGAATTAGAAAATAATACTGTTTATATTACTAAAAATTACATGTTTAAGGTGGTAATTTAATGCGAGGTAAAATAAGTACATATAATATTGATGTTTTAAAGAATACATTAGATACTGAAATACGTGAATTTATAAATACAGGTCAAACGTATGATTATATGCCTATGCCAACTATAACATTAGGAACTGTAGAAGCTAAAATGTTTATAAATGGTGCATACAATATTACTTGGTCGGCTACTCCATCCGATGCTTACAAATTTATATCATTGTATTTTTTAAAAACTCCGAATGAAGTGACTACTTATGAAAATTTGATTACAGCATATTTACCTATTGAAAAAAATATATATTCGTGGAAAGTTCCATATGATTTTGTGCCAGGCAATTATTATATTAAATTAGTTAGTTCATATCAAAATGTTGAGATAACAGATATAACTCCGACTACAATTGATATAATTAGTGCTAAAGTGCCAAAATTTAAAGTAATACAACCTACTGGACCAACTATACTTCTTAGAGATAATATTCAATTGATGTATACTATATCAGATAATCAATATGGACATTTAAATCAGTTTTCGTTGTATTATGTAGATAAAAATAATCCAGAAATTATTGTAGATATGAATAAAACTATATTACTGCCTGCTGTAGACGGCGAATATGAAGATGTAACGGATTTTTCAATTCCTTGGGGAGTAGATGATTTTAGATTGATAGTTTCAGCATCTTCATTATTAGATGGACAAGATTTATCTATATATGTGCCAAGTGTTAGTAATGGAAGCTCTTCTTTATATATGCATATAGATGAACCATCGATATTAACATATACTTCAATAGGAAGTAATTACACAGTAACACAAAATTCACCATTTTCTATTAATTGGACTGCTAAAAAAGGACTTGATGGACTTGGTAATTTGGTAGATGTGTTTTATTCTTCTGATAGAAAAAAAGGACAGTGGGAATTGCTATTTAAAGATTATCCAATGGGGATAAATTCT